GGAGCATTATGCCCCTCATGAAATCGAGGTGCGGGAACTGATGAGTGGGAAAAGTCGCAAGGAAACCGCGTCGGAGATGGGGATCGAGTTCGAGGCGGTTCCAAGGGCTTCCCAGAAATCGGAAATCATAGAGGCCCTGCGCCGGATATTTCCCCGCCTGATATTCGATTCGCAGCGCTGCGAATATGGGATCAACGCCGTGGCAAGCTAACATCGCGAGTACGACGATGATCGGAAAGTTTTCAAGTCTCGTCCTGAGCATGACTGGTCGAGCAACCTTGCCGACGCTCTGCAGCAGCTAGCTTTGGCGTGGGAGGACAAGGCCCCTGTCCAAAAAGAATCAACAAAGTCCTCCGCTGGCGGCTGGATGAGCGCATAACGATAACCAACACGAATGAATATGTTACCAGGTTCCGAGCCGATCAAGGCTGACAACACGAGCACCACCGACGATTTCCTTCTCCTTGCACGGCAACGGTATGTCACAGGGACAACGTACTGGAGGGACAATTATTTAAAGGCTTTGCAGGACGTTGAGTTCACTTACATGGAGCAGTGGGATCAAAAGACCCGAGAGGCCCGTAAAGATCGTCCGTGTTTGACGCTGAACAAGCTGCCGACTTATCTTGACCAGGTGATCGGGGATATTAGACAGAACAGGCCGTCAATCAAAGTACATCCTGTCGAGGCTGATCATCGTGTTGGGCCACAACCAGCAGGGCCTCAAACAGGGCCGGCGAGAGCGAGGGTTGCGAACATTGCCGGCACAAAGGATTACAGTGAGGCCGAGCTGCGTAACGGGCTTATTCGCAACATCGAGCAGATAAGCGGCGCTGAGGCGCATTACGATACAGCCGCACAACAGGCTATTGAGGGAGGGTTCGGATGGGTCAGGGTGCTGACGGCTTATTCAGATGATGATTCGTTCGACCAGGACTTGCTGATTAAGAGCATCCGGAACCGGTTCTCGGTGATCATGGATCCTCATGCAACCAATGAGCCTGATTTCTCTTGTGCCAACTGGTGCTTTATCTCGCAGATGATGAGGCGGCAGGAGTTCATCAAGCGGTATCCGTTGGCCGCTGTTGGGGATCTGGGGGATCAGTTCCTTGGTGATGATTGGCAGCTATGGTATAACGAGGATATGGTTCGTGTTTCCGAGTATTTCTATCGGGAAGCGGTAAAACGGACGCTATTGCTGCTATCGAGCGGTGAAATGGTCTGGCTGGATGAGGTCACCCCGGTTCTGGACGATCTTGCAGCGCAGGGGGTTGAGGTTCGCCGGGAGCGTAAGGTATCAACCTATAAAGTAATGTGGAGCAAGATCACTGGCATGTCGATTCTTGAAAAGCCTGTTGAGGTGCCGTTCAGGACGATTCCTGTGGTGCCAGTGTTGGGCAAGGAGGTGGTGATCGGTAGCCAGGTGCATTACCGAGGGCTGATACGGTACGCAAAAGATGCTCAGCGGATGCACAACTACTGGATGAGCGCGGCGACCGAGCGCGTTGCGATGGCTCCAAAGCAAAAGTATATGGCTGACGCGAAATCGGTTGCCGGCTTCGAGGATGAGTGGGCCAATGCAAACGTTTCTGCAAAAGCGTTGCTTCGGTATAATGCCCGAGCTGACGTTCCGCCGCCCTCCACTGTTGCTCCTCCGAACATGCCAGCGGCTGAGCTGCAGCTTGCCCTTGCCGGTTCTGACGAGATCAAGGGCACGACAGGCCTGTTTGATGCGTCCATCGGCAATCAGGGCAATGAGACGAGCGGAAAAGCCATTCTTGCGCGGCAGAGGCAGGGCGATCGAGGAACGTTTGCGTATATCGATAACCTCAGCCGAGCCCTCCGCCGAGTAGGAAAGCTCTTGATCGACGCGATCCCGCGTGTTTATGATTCCGAGCGAACCATACGCCTGAAGTTCCAGGACGGACAGGAGGATTGGGTCACGATCAACAAGACGATCATTGACCAGCAGACGGGCCAGGCGGTGTTGATCCATGACATAGCGGCAGGGAAGTATGATTGCACGGTCACGAGTGGCCCGAGTTACCAGACCATGCGGCTTGAGGCTGCAGACAGCTTGATGCAGTTCGTTCAGGCTGTTCCCGCTGCGGGCGGCGTTATGCTCGATCTGATTGCCAAGAATATGGACTGGCCGGGAGCGGACGAGATTGCGAAGCGCCTGAAGAAGATTCTCCCTCATGGAGCACTCAGCCAGCAAGAAATGGCAGAGGAAGGCATTGAACCGCCTCAGCCGTCGCCAGAGGCGCAAGCTGAGATGGCAAGAGCCCAGGCTGACATTGCCAAAGCTAAGGCGGATGAAGCGATGGCGCAGGCAAAGACCGTGGAGGCTCAGGCGAAGATCCTTGAGATTCAGATGCAGGCCTCACTTGCCGGGCCGGGGACGATCGAAGAGACTGTTCGGAACCTTGTGGCTGATGCTTTGGCGGAGATTCTGCGGGCGAAGGCGGCATGACGCAAAAAGCCGGGATCCCCTCCCGGCTTTTTTAATGCTTAGAAAAAAATCCCCGTTTTTATGAATCAAAAACGGTTGTACTCTTTTCGGAAATGCTACTGGTGGCAGTTCACCAGGCTATTTCCGCAACCAACGCGCAACCGTGATGACAGACGAACAGAATGCTCAGCAGCAGGGACAGCATGAGGCCGAAGAGGAACGCTTTACCGTTACTTTCAGCGATGCTCCCCCTGAAGCACAACAGCAGGCCGCGCAGCAGCAGGCAGAGGCGACGCCGGAAGGCGATGCCAATCCGGCTGATGCAGAGCAAAAAGGGGACGCAACTCCCGCCCAGAAATCGGCAGCTGGGGAAAAGAACGAACCCTCTGCTACGCACAAAGAAGAGAACGCAAGGATCATTGGTTTGCAAGGGGAAGAACAGGCCCTTGAGATCAAATCGATTCAGAAGAAGCTGGTCGCACCGCCTCAAAAACAAACCAAGAAAACAACGGCAGCTCACCCGCCGATTAACCCCGTTGGTGACAGCGGAGATATACCCCGCACGCTCAACACTGTGACAAGCCAGGCCGAATACGAGGCATTGCGTGAAGCGCAGGACAGAGCGGCGGCTAAGGAGGGGTGGCTGTAATCAGGCCAACCATTCAATTTTTATGAGTTATGAGTGTGCAAGGTGAAGAGGGCAATGTCTATCTGACCGATGACATTATCCTTCGAGAAATGCTGAAAGAGCTGAAGAGTTCTGCGGTGGGCGTTAAAAGGGTTCATCGGAATCTTGAGAAGCATTTCGGCAAGGTCGGAGATATAATCTCCATTGAGAAGCCGTTCAAGACTAAGACCGCTGAAGGAAGGACTCTTTCTATTCAGCCGATGGCTGACCAGAAGATTTCGTTCAAGATCGACCGACAGCGGAACTTCGGCCTGCAGTTCACGCAGAGGGACAGGACGCTGAGTATCCGAAACTTCAGCGACCGATATCTCAAATCCGGTGTCCGGCAGTTGGGGGTTGACATCGAGCAGTCCGTGCTTGAGTGTGCGGTTAAAAAGACATACAGCGTGTCGGGCACGCCGGGGACAGCGATCGACAGCGACAAAATCACGGACGCTGCCGGTTACATGACCGATGTGGCGGTTCCCGAGGACGGGATGCGGACAGGCATTCTCAATACTCGCGATGGCAAGACCATCGACAAGGAGATGAAGAGTGTCTATAACCCGGAGATCGTCAAGGGCGCGATCAGGCGCGGCTATCTGGGCCCTGTTTCCGATATCGATATGTACCGATCCGCAGTGATGCCGGTTCATCGTGTCGGCGATTATGGGGGCACTCCGCTTGTCAATGGGGCCGGACAGAATGGTTCAACGCTGGTAACTGATGGCTGGACGGCAAGTAAGACTGAATTGCTCCGCGTTGGCGATGCGTTCACGATTGCCGGTGTTTATGAGATCCATCCTCAGACAAGGATGAGTACTGGACGCCTGCAGACTTTTGTTGTTACCGAGATTGCCTCGTCGAATGGTTCAGGCCAGTCGTCTATCAAGATCAGCCCGGCAATCAATGACGGGACTGTAACCACGACCAACGCGGCAGGAGAGACCGTGTCGCTTTCCGCTTACCAGAACGTAAGCGCAGCTCCTGCAGACAACGCACCAATTACCGTGGTTGGGACGGCTAATCTCTATTACAGGCAGAACGTCCTGTTCCATCGTGATGCGTTTACCCTATGCATGGTACAGAAAGAGCTGCCTGAATCGGCGCCGGTAAAGGCCCGCATTACCGATGATGAAACCGGGCTGTCGCTGTCGATGACGTCGCAGTACGACATCACCGAGGATATGCAGGTGTATCGCGTCGATGCGGTATGGGGTGTAGATTCGCTGATGCCGGAACTGGCTCACCGCATCTACTCTGCGGCTCTTTGAGCCCTGTTCTTTCGAGTAAGGCCGGGGCATAGCGTCCCCGGCCTGAAATGTTTCTGTAGCTCAACTGGTCAGAGCATCGCCCTTGCGAAAGCAGAACCG